GGCGAACCGGGCGAAGTCGCCGCCCGCACGCCGCATGCGCCGCCCGTACAGGCCGCGGCGCGTGATGCCTTCTGTGGTGGTCGACGCCCCCGGCCGGGACATGCCGCGGCGGGCGTTCACGACCTGACCGACGTCCGCGCCCTCGCCAATCGCGCGGGCGCCCGCGACACCGAAAACTCGCCGCTGCTCGCGCCCAGGCATTCGGTCGAACAGCTGCTGCGGCGTCGGCACATTCGGCCACTCGTTCTCCCGCAGCGGCAGGGTCTGGCAGTCACAGTTCGGGTGCCGCAGGAAGCCCTCGCTGTAGCGGTACATCTGGCCGGAAAGGATGATGCAGCGTGCGCACGCGGGCAGTTGGACCACCCGCACGTAGGCCACACACGACCGGTTCGCCGCCATCCCCACCTGGTCCGCCGAGCGGGCCGCATCGGCGACCGCCGTGGACGCGTAGCGAGCCATGTCGGCGAGCCCGCCCAGCATCGCCTCCTGCGGCGGCATCCCGGCCGCCAGACGTCGCCGCACGCCGATCGCCGGGAGAAACAGCAGCGTCTCCAGCGGTCCGCCGTCCGGGGCGATCCCGGCGAACGCTGACGCCACGAGAGCGGCCTCCGCAACAGCTGAACCGCCCTGGGCGGCCATCTGTGCGGCGATGTAGGCCTGCGCCGCGCCCGCCACCGTCAGCTGCCCCTCAGCCACGGCCGCCACGATTGCCGCACCGGCCGCGCCCTCCAGGTCGTCCTCGACGGTGGCCGGGGACATTCCCTTCCATAGCGCCTGCACCTGCTGCACAACGGACTGGATGACCGACGTGACCTGCGTGTAGCGGCTGCGGCCCAGCTCAGTCGGCGTCGCCATCAGGTTCAGCCGTGTCGATCTGCGGCTTTGGCCCGAACAGGCCCGCCGGGTCGCCGCCCATCACCCTGGCCGCCGCGCTCTCCCGGAGCTGCTGCCACTGGGCAATCTCCGTCTGCGAAGCCCCCCAGCGCTCCCACAGCGCCTCGTGAGGCACCCCGAGCGTCGACATCTTCACCAGCGCGTCCACCAGTTCGCCCTCGGTGCGGAACTCCGGGTTGTGCCAAATCACCTCAACGCTCGCCAGGTCCCGGGTGTCGCCGGCTGCCTTCAAGTACAGCCGGACGACCTCCTCCAGTCCCTCACCGAGCGGACGGCAGCGCTGGCGCACCTTCGCCACCAGGCCGGACTCGGTGGCCTTCAAGGTCTCGCCGTTGACGTTGCTGAGCTTGCCCAGCAGGTACTGCGCAGGGGTGCGCGTGCGCGCGGCCATGTGCTGCACGTCAGCTTCGATCGACGCCAGGTACGGGCCCAAGTCCGTTGCGGAGAACTCGCCCACCTGGACGTTCTCGTCCTCGATCACCCACAGCCGGTCCACTGCGGCCTTGAACGGCTCGATCGGCTGACCGGACTCGTCGACCGGCACCTCGTAGCCGGTCATCCACCGCTGACGGAACGCGGAGAACTCCTGCGCCATCATCCGGTCGATGAGCGTCTTGTTGATGCGGTCCTGGACGTCGAGGACGTCTTCGATCTCGCTATGGGCCTCACCGAGAAGGTCCGGCCGGTTCTGAATCTCGACCAGCGGCACCACACCCATCGGGTTCGGCGCCGGCCACGGCTCCCCGTCGACCTCACGGCGCACCCAGCTAGGCTTCGCCACCCCCTGCACCGGCTTGGGGGCCTTGAACTTGTACAGGCCATCCGGCAGATACAGCGTGGCCATCAACTGGCCGGTCCAGTCGTCCAGCCACGTCTTCAGCCCGGCCGCACGCTCCCTGCGGCTGCCCGGCTGGTAGGCGACGATCGCCTGCGTCGCGTCCTCCGCCGTGATGATCGGAGTGGATGCGTCGACCGGGTTCGGAGCGACGAGCGCGAATGCCCGGCCGACCTTCACTGCCTCCGTGATCAGCAGATCCGAATCGGCGTCCATCGAGGAGGCCTGCCAGATCCGCCATGCCTCCTGGTCGGCCACGTCCTCGTCGTCGAAGCGGAAACCGTCCACCTGAATGCGCTCCGCTGTGGCGTCCACCACGAGGCCCGTGTAGTTCGACCTCGACTGCTTCAGCAGCCGCTGGAACGCCGGCCGGGCCTTCTCCTGGATCATCGGCAGCGGATGGTCGCCCGAGTAGTACTGCCGCATCAGGTCGGCGTACTTGCAGCGCTCCTGCAACTGCGTCCACAACCGGTCCAGCCACCAATCCGGCGACTCAGGCTCCAGCTTCTGCGACAGGGCCACCAGGCACCTCCCGTCAGAATCCGACCGCTACCCGAGACTTCGCCTTCGGCCTGCGCAAATAGCCGTCCAGAGCCATCACCGTCGCCGCGATCCCGTCGATGCGGGCCTGGCTCTTCTTCCGGTCCGGCTTCGTGGGCCGGTAGTTGTCGTTGCCGTCTGCGATCGTCTCCACGCAGCCGGCCATCCACCGCAGGATCGGATGCCCGCCGTGCAGGAACCGCTGCTCCAGCAGCAGCCGGTCCAGCTCCTTGCAGGCCGGCGACAAGCCGAGGAACGTCTGGCTGATCGGCGTCACCTTCACGCCGCGCCTCGTGTCCCGGTCGACGTTCTGCACCAGCTGGCCGGCGAACATGCGGTCGTAGCCGATCCACTGCACGTCGTAGTGCTTGCAGTCGTCCAGGACCTGCTTCTCGATCGTGTCGTAGTCGATCGCATCGCCCTCGGTGAGCTTGAGGAAACCCTCACGCGCCCACTGGGCGAGCGGCACCTGCAGGTGGCGCTGCAGGTCCTCCAGTCGTTCCGACGGCAGCCAGAACCTCGACACCAGCTCCACCTCGACGCCCGGCTGCCGCGACTCCACCGCCAGCACCCAGGCACTGAGGTCGGACACCGCGGACAAGTCCAGGCCGCCCCACGCCCTGCGGCCCTTCAGCGCGGTCTCGTCGACCATGCCGGCCACCCGGTCCCACGACCGGACGTCGATCCAGCGGGTCGAGGCCTTCTCCCGGATGTTCAGCGACAGCCGCAGGAACGTCGGGAAGTAGCTCGGCGTGGCCTGCGCCTTGTTCGCCTCGCGCCGCAGATACGCCAGCGTCGGTGACGTCCCCAAGCCGGGGTTTGCGCGCCGCCACGTCGCCTCGTCGAACGGATCGTCCGTCTCGTCGGCGGCCCAGATCACCCCATAGTGAGCGGGGTCCTGAACGACGTTCTCCGCCACCTTGCGGGTGTAGGAGTGCTTCTCGTCGTAGATCGAACCCTCTTGCGCGTCATCCGCCGTCGTGATGAACACGATCAACGGCTGGTCACGCGCGCCGGTCCCGGTCTCGATGGCATCGATCAGATCCCGCGACTTGTGCACGTGAACCTCGTCGATCACCGCGCCCGAGACGTTCAAGCCGTGCGCCGTCTCCGCGATCCGGCTGAGAGCCCGGAAGACGCCGCCCGTCCGCGGCACCCGGATCACCGAGGTCAGCACCTCGGCACGGCCCTTCACCGCCTTCGACGTCTGCGCCATCCGTTTCGCGTCGTCGAACACGCGCTTCGCCTGCTCCAGCGAGCCGGCCGCCGCATACACCTCGGCGCCGATCTCCCGATCCGCCAGCAGCAGCGCCAGGCCGATCCCCGACGACAATGTCGACTTGCCGTTCTTGCGGGGCACCTCGATCCACACCGCGCGGACCACGCGCACGTCCCGCTCAAGCTCCGGGTCGTGCCACAGCCAGCCGAACACCGGCGCGATCACCCACACGAACTGCCACGGCGCCAACTTCAGCGGCGAGCCACCCCAGCGCCCCTTGGTGTGCTTGAACGACTCGATCGCGGCCTTCGCCCGCCGCGCCGCCGCCACATCGAACCAAGCCCCCGGCTGCTCTGGCATCTGAAACGCCGACACCAGCGGGCGCGACAGCAGCGCGTCCGCGATCTCCTCGTCCGACAGGCCCAGCTCGTGCAGCGCCGCCCGCGGAACCGGCAGCCCCTCCGCACAGTCCTCCACTGAAAGCTGCTCAGTCGAAGGGATCGTCTTCGTCGCCATCGTCGCCACCCTCCGGCGGCGTCAGCCGGCCGCGAGCAGACGGCGACAACCCAAGCTCCCCGATGTACGCCTTCAACTGGGTCCGGTACTGCGATGCGATCGTCGTCAGCGGGTTCCGGCACGGGCCCCGCTGCCCCATCGTCACCAAGCCCTCGATGCTGAGCTGCCGCTCGCACCACTCCAGCCGGGCCACGCACACGCAGTAGTCCACCGCCGTCGACCGGTCCACCGACGTCAGGCCCGCCATCTGCTGCAGCACCGGCACGACCCGCTGCCACTCCCGGCCGGCGACCTCACGGCCGAACTGGGCCGCCTCCTGGGCCAGCTTCAGCCGCTGCCAGACCTGAACCTCGCGCCGGTACTCCTTCAGCTCCTCGTCGTCGGCGCCCCGAGGCGCCCGAGGCTTCGGCGGCATCCGCAAGGTGGGGAAGAACGAAGACCAGTCGGGCTCGGCGAGGGTGGCCGGCGGCAGCTTGACGCCCTCACGGACCGGTCGCTTGCCTGGGTTGCCCTCGCGGACGACCTGCAGCGGGGGCTTCGGCTTGCGGCCAGGCACAGCCATGCAAGATCACCCCCAAGATCAGAAGGCTCCGGATCGCGGCGCCACGAATTTCCCTCCCCCGCGGTCCCGTGTGCGCGCGGGCGGGGGTGCGCCCCCACCCGCGTGCGCGCGAGGAATCAAAATTGCTCCGAAATTTCGAGAATTTCCGAGGTCAATTTCCGCCGCGCTGCTTGCGAGTTCGCGCCGCCTTCTTCGCCATCTGCGATCGGTCGGCGTGCGTCTTGCCAGCGTTGGCGATCTTGGCGGCTCGGGTCTTGCCCATGCGGCCCTTCAGGGCCTCGTAGACCTTGCCTCGGCCGGCCACGATGCCTCGGATGCGTCCGCCCTTGCCCTTCGGCATGCTTGATCACCTCCGCTGCTCGGCTGCCCAGCCTCCGGGCTGATGGTGTGCGGTCTCTCTGCTGTGGCACGACTTACACAGTCCTCGCCCGTACTGTGGATCATCAGCGTCGAGGCCTTCGCGCTCTAGCTGTTGCCGTGAGCGTGGCCAGTGGTCGGCCTCGGTGGCTGGTGCACGTCGACATAGGACGCAGACGGGTTGGGCGTCGAGTACACCGCGCCTGAATCGGTCCTCGTGCCGTGCCGTGTAGCCCCTCTGCCGTGGGCCGCCTCGCGCCCGTGTGTCCCGTCCATGTATCGGGCAGGGCTTGGTCTGGTCACATCCTGGCCGTGAGCAGGGAGGCTTGAGCCGTGATGGCATCCAGAGCCTCCTGTGGTGCGCTAGCGTGCCCCCTCCAGGAACCAGGGGGTTCCCGGAAAGAGGGGGGTGTTCTGATGGCCAGTGGGTGCCGTGATTGTCAGACGTGCACGATGTCGTGGATCGCTCGGATGGGGCGTCACACGGCGTATCTGGTCACGTTCTCCTGGCTGGTGAAGCCCGTGTTCCTGAAGTGCTGCCCTCAGTGCAAGCACATGATGGGCCGCCACCAGCGCCGTAGGGACGGCTCGTTCCAGGACTAGGTGGGGTCGTTCTCCGCCCGTATGGAGACGCGGCGTGCGAGCAGGGTGAGCGTTACGCGCACGCATTCGTCCGCGCGCGTACTGAGCTCGTGCACGATGACGGGATCGTCAGCGGAGGAGAGCAGCGACTGCCCATTGATGCGGATGTCGTTGGGGACGATGATGCTCCGCCCCGCGCTTTCGTCGCTTGTCGTGGCGCCCCTTTCGATGATCTCGATGATGGCGCCCCGCGGCTCGCGGAGAGCCTTCGTGAACTTGTCGCTGGCCTGGTTCATGCGGGTTCCTCTGCGGGTTGTTGTCAGGGATTCCAGTTCGGGCCGCGTAGCGCGGGAGGCACATCGCGCATACGCGTGCGCGGAGCGAGGATGTCGGCGAGCCCGAGCCGCCCGTCGTTGCGCGGCTCGGGCTCGGGCGGCTGGGGCCGGTCGAGACCGGCGAGGATCTCCTCCGTGACGCCGTGGGCGTGCGCGAGGTCCAGCAGCTCGGGGCAGTCGTTGATGGTCTCGACGTTCGGCAGGCCCCAGTCATCGAGCCCGCAGCCTTCGCAGGCTCCCGGGAACGCGGCAGCGGATGAGTCGGCTCGGTGGCGGGCGAGGATGCGGCGGTCCGCCTCGCAGCGGCGCAGGACGGCGTCCGGGCCGTGGGTGGCGATGTGCTGGCCCGTGGCCTGGAGTTGCCGACTGCTGAGGGCGAAGGGTTCGGCGACGGCGATGCCATCTTCAGCCCGGACTTCTCCCTCATCGAGGTCGTAGCGCCACGGGCCGGGCGATGCACCTTGAGCGAGCGCTTCCACTCGGTCGACTTGCTGGGTGATCCAGGCGTGGAGATCCACGATGCGGGTTCCTCTGCGGGTTGAGACTGGTCAGACCCTGATGGCCTGCACGGTGAGTTCGGCGTTGTCGACGTTGTAGGCGAGCGTCGTGCCGTAGTCGTTGGGGCTGAACGGCCCATAGACCTGCGTCTCGCCTGCGGGGATGGTCTCGCTGCGCACGGGCGCGGTGAGCCCGTCGACGGAGACGGTGGTCTGGAAGGTGATGGTCCGCGATGACGCTCCGGTGTTGCGGACGAGGAGGACGACGCGGCCGTCGTTGGCGGTGGAGTTGCCGTTGACGGCGTCGCCCGCGGTGGCGGCCGGCAGGACGGTCCCGGAGCGGGAGGCCTGCGTCGCGGCGATGTTGGTGCGGGGCATGGCGGTCTCCTACGTCGGGACGATCGTGATCTGCGGCTGGGTGATCTGCAGCTTGCGCCCGTACTTGGCGAGGACCTGCTCGATCTCGGCGAGGCAGGCTTCGTCCTGCTGCCGCTCGTGCTCGGCCACCTTGGCGTGCGCGTTCTTCTGTGCGTATTCGTCGAGAGTCCGCATGAGGTCTTCGCCATCGATCGTGTGGCAGAAACTGCAGATGCGGACTGACGCGGACGCGTGCGCGGGCTTGCTGTACCCCCAGGCATGTTCGCAGAGGGCTTCGGCAGCGAGCGGTTCCTCGGCCATGGGCGCGGGCCTTTCGGGATGCGGGTTGGGTGCCGGTCAGGGTCCGATGGCGGCCCAGGGTCCGGCGAAACCGGCGGCCGTGTTGGAGCCGGGCGTGATGGACGCGGGGAGTGCGGTCTGCGCGGTGCCGTTGGTGGCGAACCGGTAGGTGCCGCTCGTCAGCCCGGCGTTGACGGCGGTGGCGAGGCCGCCGCTGCCGGTGGCCCGGGCGACGGTGGGCGCGGTGGTCGCGTTGAACACCATCGCGACCCAGACGAAGCTTCCCGCGGTGAGGTTGACGCCGCTGATCGTGGTCGTCTTGAGGCCGGTGCTGGCGACGGAGGCGTCGACGCCGGTGGTGGCGAGCCGCGTGCCGGCCGCGCTGTAGAGGCCGACCCAGTTCTGTCCGGCGGTGGCGGTGGCCCCGGCTGTGGTGACCCACCAGTAGATCTTGGTGATGGTGACGTCGTCCGGTATGTGGATCTTCGACAGGTAGACGGTGCCGTTCGTCAGCAGCGAGCCTGTCGTCGCAATGACCGGGTCGTAGGTCCAGCCGGTGAGCCCGTGGTTGACGGGCAGCTGCTCCCCGAACGCGCCGGTCGCGGTGTAGATCGATCCGGCGGCCGGGACGGTGACGAGGTTGGCGCCGCCGTTGCGCAGGGTCAGCAGCCGGCCGGTGGTGCCGCCGTCGGTCGACGTGACGAAGATGCCCTGCGCCGCGGTGCCGGCCGCCGAACCCCGCTTGAGGTCGATGGACAGGGCGGAGGCGCTGGTGTCGTCCGTGGCGCCCGAGCCGCCGTTGGTGTGGGTGACCTTCAGTGTGCCGCGGGGCAGCGTCTCGTGGCCCGAGATGTAGACCGCGCTGGTCTCCCGGTTGTCGCTGATCAGGTTGAGCGCTGCGGCCACGTCGACGCCGGTGGTGGACGCCTGGTAGATGGTGACCGCGTGCTGCGTCGGCGACGTGGTCTTCAGAAACGCGGCCCGGACCGTGTCGTCGGCGGTGATGCCGCCGTTGACGTCCAGACCGCCGTTCGCGGTGAGCGCCCCGGAGAGCGTGCCGCCCGCCTTCGGCAGGAACTGACCGGCGGCCCAGGCCCGGTCGCCGTGCGGGTCGGAGGCGGCCACGTGCGCCGCGGCCTTCGCCGTCGCGTCCGTGGCCGCGGCATCGACGGCCGCGGTCTGAGCATCGGACGCGGCTTCGAGAGCCGTCGTCAGCACGGTGGCCGCGGAGCCTGCCAGGTCGGCGCCGACCATCTCCGCAGTGAGCGTGACCCCGCCCGTCTGGCCGTTGACGCTGGACACGAGGCCGGCGGATACCTCGACGATGCGGGCCTGCTGGCCGGTGGTGACCTCGATGGCGTCGCTGAACGCTTCGCCGGTGACTTCGATCCTCACCGGGTCACCTCCAGCGACATGACAACCCGGCCCTGCAGGAGCCGTACCACCGTGGATCCGTCGACCATCTCCAGGTCCCACAGGCCGTTACGGGTGAGGGTTTCGGTGACGGCGGCCGGGAGGGCGAGCCGCACCGTGTCCCCGATGATCGCCAGGTAGTCGGTGAGGTCGAGGAGGAGTTCGCCGTTGTCGGAGGCGGCCGCGGAGCGGATCTGGGCTCGGGCGGTCCAGCCGTCCCACGTGAAGCCGGGCTCGCCGATCACGCGGAAGTTCTGGACGTAGGTGGCGCCCTGCTCGATGTGGAGATCGAAGATGCCTGCGGCCAAGCCAGCCACCTCCGGTATCTCGCTGGATGCCGCGTCGGCGGTCAGGGTCGCCTGCGCGGACAGGGCGGCGGTGGCGTGCGCAGACAGGGCCAGCGCGCCGGTGAGACTGCTGTCGGAGCCCAGGGTGGCCGAACCGTGAGCCGCCAGAGTCGCCGTGCCCGCGAGCGCGGTGTGCCCGGACAGGGCTGCGGACGCGGTCCACACGGCCCCGTTCGAGAGGGTGTTGACCAGGTCGAACTCGGCGTAGTCGGCCGTACCGGCGTCGCGGTGGGCGGACATGTCGAGCGCGCACGCTTCGGCGTCGGTCACGATCCAGGCGGGGGTGGCGAGGGTGCGGCGGTTCGTCCACGTCGACCCGTCCGGGCTGGTGTCCCAGTAGAGGTTGGTGCCGTCCTCGCGGATCCGCAGGAACAGGTGGGCGACAGGGTCGTAGGTGAGCTCGACGGCGTTGTCGTCCCAGTAGTCCGTCTCCGACACGCAGCGCAGGAGGCCGGTGACCGCGTTCATCGAGAAGCCGACCCGGGTTCCTTCGGTGGCCCCTTGGACGGTGACCGCGAAGTACGCCTCGACGGTGGCCCCGGTCGCCGCGGGGACGGTGGGCACCTGCACGAACAGGGTGGCCCCGGCGAGGGTCCAGGCGTAGGCGGTCTGGCAGCCGGCGTATCCGGTGGTGCAGGGCACCCGGGCGCGGCCGCCGACGACCGCCGTGCCGCCGTAGCTGTTGCCCCATTCGGGGCCGAGCGCGGCGGCGTTGAAGTTGTCGATGAGGGTGGACAGGGACGGCACCGGCGCCTCCCTACTGCAGAGACAACGTCAGGGACCCGGCGGTGAGCCTCAGTTCGTCGCCGGCGGCGACGGTGCGGGAGGCGGACAGCGGCCCGTACCAGAGCCGCACGGGCGTGCCGGCGTTGTCCCAGATCTCGACGCCGACGACGGTGGCGGCCGGCATGCCCGTCCACACGAGGTCGGCGCTGTTGCTGGTGGCGCCTCCGACGGCCGCGGCGACGGACAGGTTCTGCCGCGCGTAGGAGCCGCCGGTGACCTCGGTGCCCGCGGTGGTGTCGTCGCCGTTCGCGGTGACGAGCGCGACCTTCAGGGGGG